AGCGAGCTTCGCTTTGAGGAACCTGCCGACGACTGGCAAGCTCTGCTTCATTTCCGCCTTGCCCTCCTTGGTAACTTCCCCCCCCATCGCCTGGCGGAGACCGTTGATCGTGTTCGTAGAGAGCCTCGTCATCAATCTGGCCGTTTGCGATAGGCCGCCCAAAGGATCAATTCGCGTGGGGCCAAACCGGAACTTGCCAAGGTCTGCCGAGTAGGGATCTAGGGAAATCGACCAGCCCTCCTCGTCGTCCGATGGGGGGCCGAAGGTCGCGTAGAGAAATGCAGCAGCGGTGGCGTAGAACACCGAGAGACCCGCCAGAGACCTGCCGTACTCCCGCGCAATTACCCTGCGCACGCGCCAGGACGCCTTCCCCGCGTCTTTCCAGAGGGGCTGCCCGATTAGCAGCTCGAACCGCGAGACGTATCCGCGGGGCGTCCAGAGCACGGCCCCGAGACTTGCGGCGGCCTGCTCGTACCGTCCCACGTCGCCACGCCAGCTCGCGACGTTGACGTAGTTGGCGATGACCCTTGCCTCAGCGTCTGTCACGTTCGCTGGATCGCGAGTCATAGTCGCGACCATGGCATCGAACACGTCCGCACGCTGCTGATTGAGTTGGGAGACGTAGGCCCTCTCTGAAGCCTTCACGCCATACTTGACAATGGGAATGTGCTCGGCCCATGTTGACTGGTACATCTCTTCCCTTGAGACGATGGCGCCGCTGATGTCCGTGAGTTCAAGTCCCGCTCGCTCATAGAGCCCAGACTTCGCGTTCGGGCGTAACGAGATGCCTTCCATGATGGCGAAGGCTTCCTTGTCGGACAGGGCGGCGCGAAAGGACCTCGCTTGGGCCCGCGCCGCTTTGATCGGGTGCGAGGCGGCAAGCCAGCCTCCCTGGCGGCCAAGAGCGGAGAAGTCGATGGAAGCCCATATGCTCTTGATGGCCCTGGCGACCTCGACGGGAACCCCCAGCGCCTTCTTCCACGTCGGACGGTTCGCCCGCGCGATCTTATCCACTTCGGCGCGTACCTTCTTCCGCGCCGCGTCAACCTTATGCCGCATCGCCAGGCTCTCCGCGTCTTCCGGCGTCCTGCGTAGCGGCTTCTTGGCGAAGTCCTTGCGAGCCAGCCGGTCCTCCAACTCGGCCAGACGCCCAGTGAGTTCTCGCTTCTTGGCCGCCAGCAGCCGTGCGTCTTCGCTCGCCTGGTAGGCGGGATCGTGCGTGCGCAGCTCTTCTCGCTGGGCGCGCAGGCCTTCCAGCTTGGAACGCTTGGCCTCGATCTCGGGGCTCGTGCGACGCGGCAAGAGCGGCTTCCGTCCGATCCTGCCTGCCTCCAGCTCGGCTGCCAACTGGTCAATGGCACGGTCAAGAGCGCGGCCCGTTGCCGCCAACTGCTGTTCGGGTGTGACGGTCTTTTTCGTGCGCGGGAAGATTTTGTTGTGCGCCTCCCACAACTGATTTCGCTGTTTGCGTAGGGCCGTCAACTCCACGTCAGGCTTCAGCGTGGTCCGCGTCTTGACGATCTTCTCCCGCGTGGCGATCTCTTGCTCCAGGTCCGTGATCCGGTTGCGGACCGCCGTCTTGGCGGCATCCAGGGCGCTCTTCAGTTGTCCTTCACCCGCCTCTACCGACACCGGGACCTCTTTCTTCAGCTCGTTGACCTGGGCGATCAACTGCCGCTCGATGTCGTCCGGCGTGCGGCGCTCAAAGCCCGTCTTCTTCGGCAGCAACCCCGATTCTTCCAGCTTGCGGGCTGCCTCCTCCGGGCTCATTCCGGAGGCCAGCCACTTCTTCGATTCGGCGATCGCGCTCTGCAAGTCCTGGACCTTTGCCAACTGCTGCAACTGGCCCTTGATCGCGCGTACCGTCTTGCTGATCTCGTCTTTGGTAAGCTCCTTGAAGTCGCCGTAGCCGGACATTGCATCCATCGCTTCACGGCGCGTGATCCCGGGCTTCACGGTCTCCAGCTCGCGGTGGACCTCATCGACGACCGCCTCTCGATCCTGGACTCCGGATTCGACGACCCAGCGCGTGATCTTCCTGGCGTATCTGCCGAGTTCGTTCGTGTCGCTGGGGTCGCGCACGGGCGACCGCACCATGCCTTCGCCCAAGAGGTTGCGCCACTCCCCCTCGAAGTGTCTCCGGAGGCCCTCGCTCATGTGCCCCAGATCGGCAGCCAGCCGGGCGACGGCCGCATTGAAACTGCGAACGCCCAACTCGACGTAGGCCAGGCCGACCTCGCGCAGATCGGCGAGGAACTTCACTTGTTTCTCGGCCTCTGCCATCGGGTCGAAGACGGCCCCGACCTGTTTGAGTGCCGCGAAGGACTCTTTAAGAGACGCGACGGCCGTTTGTACCCGGACCCTGGCTTTGGCAGCCTTCTCCTTGGCGGTGACGCGCGGCTTCTTCGCCAGGCTCTTCTTCCCGGGCGGTGGGATGTCCTCTCCGGTCTCCCAGTCAAAGCTGTCCGCCGGCTCGCGTTGGAGACTGAAGTCGTCGGGAAGTTCCTTCCCGCTCTCGGCCGCCATTTCCCGCGCAACCTCGTCCAGCTTGTCGTGCCACTCGGGGAGGCGCTTGGGGCCGTCCTTCAACACCTCGACAAGTGCCTGCGCGGTGTCGAGCGTCTGCTGCACGTCGCCGGGCTCAGAACGGATTCCCAGGGCCGGATACTCTCGGGCCAGAATCGGGGCCTTGGTGTCCAGGCCACCGTACTCGGCGAGGTTGACCGCCTTGCCCCCCTCGAAAAGCCGGCCCTCTTCAATGTCGCGTATCTTTGCGGGGGTGAGTCCGGTCGCCTGGACGGCCGCACGGTAGGATTCGTTATAGTCTCGGATGGGCCCCGCATCCGCTTCTGCGCGATCCTTGGCCCGCTCGCGCAGCTCCTTCGGATCAATCCCGTACTCGTGCGCGGTGTCGTACTGCTGCTCGAAGCGGCTCTCGATCGTCGCTCGGCGTTTGGCCGTGGTCTCGGCGATCTGGCGGTCGATCTCATCGTTGATGTGGTCTTGGTCGTACTGGGCGAGTTCAGCCTTCAGATCGGCCACCTCCCCCGCCAGTTTGGTCAGGCTTTCCCGCTCGCCCTCCGTCAGGGGAGCCTTCTTCGCTTTCACTCCCCGCCGCAGAACTCCGAGCAGAGAGTCGTCCTCCGCGATCCACGCCTTCCGGGCGGCCAGCCCTCTTCCCTGGGGCGTCCCGACTCGCTCCGACACGTCGTAGATGTCGGCCAACTCGGTTTCGGCCGCCGCTGCTGCGCCGGCGTCGCCACGGCCCAGGGCCTCGGTGTGCCGATTCTCGATCTCGTTCAGCCGCCGCAGCAGCATAAAGTCTTCGGTGTCCCCGACCGCCTCCGGCTTCGCCCGAAGCCGGTCGACCAGATTCGTCACCTCGGCGTCCGTAGCGGCGGCGGCCTCTGCCTGGGCGACGGGCCAGCCCCTATGTCCGGGGGGCGTCCGGGGTGCCATCCCCAAATCAGCCCTACGCTGCTCCGTGTAGGCGTTCTGGATCGACCGGGCCCCGGGGCCTCCCGCCACCGCGGCGGCCCCAGGCGGCGACGTAGGAGCGCCTAGGCCGGCATCCTCCGGGCGATCCGCTGGCTGCCCGAGAGCTTCTTCCGTCGCCGGCGGGGCTTCTCCCGGGCCTTCCCCTTCTTGCGGTGGCCTTTCAAGACCCCGGTCCCCGAGTCCGCCCGGTTGAACTCCTGCGCCACCTTCCGGGGGACGCCCACCGTCTTCGCGAACTTCGGGTCGTGCGCCGCCGCCGCCATCAGGCGCGCCTGCCTTTTGCTTTTTGAGGGCATCGACGTACCTCTTGAGCGGTTGTTTGAATTTCTCATCCCAGGCCCGTTTCCGGGTCTCTCGGTTTCTCGCTTCCTCGGGCGACATTTTGAGCGCGTCGGCGTCGGCACGCGACGGCACGCCGTCCTGAGCCTCGACCTTCTCCACCATGCTGGCCATCGCGCCTGGCGCCATCATCAGCCCGAGCGGCCCCGCCGCCTCTTTCATATCCTCCAGCCCGCGCATGAGGATGTTTCCCAGCCCCTTGTTGGGAATGTCCTCGTCGAGTCGGCGGCCCACTTCCATCGCCGTCTCGTTGATGACGCCCTGAATGCCCTCCTCCGCCAGCTCCTTGGTGTAGTTGACGGTGAATCGCTTGATGTTCTGTGCCGCCATCTGCCGAATTGTCGCGCCGGCCGTCCGTCCGTAGCCGGCGAAAGGGTCTGGCAGGATGGATTCCACCGCCGCCTCGATCGGAGCACTGACAGCCGTGATGAGCTGGGCCCGGCGCGGCTCAACACCTTCTGCGATAAGCGAGCTGTATGTGTTGTCCGCGATTTGCGGGAGGAAAGATCCGGACACGCCTATGGATTGCGCGACACGCACGCCGCGCTGCGTTGCACCAAGTCCGCTCGCTGCGCCGCCCATTGCCCGGCCGAGCCCGACGCTCTGCACCATCGGAACCGTCATCCGGCCGGCCTTTTGAGCCGTCCGGCCAATCCACGGCGTGTCTTCTCGAATTGTAGGGTCTTCGTGCTCCCGCACGGCCAGCAGTTGTTGACGAAAGATCTCCTGATCTCGGTCAAGCCCCTTGAGTGGCCCACCAACCGCCTTACTGACCATCTTGGCAAGCGGCATACCGAAGTCGAAGACGCCCTGGACGATCGAAGTGCCAAGCCGCGGGCCGAAGCCCGCTTTCTCTTGGGCCCGCGTCTTGGCGTACTCCTCCCGGGCGACATCCAAGAACGCCGCCCGGTCCTCGGGCGCAATTTCCGCGGCGGCAACGTGTTCAGCTACACCCAGGGCTGGACTGCCGGCAAAGACCTTAGCGATCGGGCGCAGCTTTCTCTTTCTCGCCACATGGCGCTCCCATTCTTCGCGTCGTTTTCGCTCGTTCTCCTCCTCCTCTTCATCAAGCCGCCCCTGGAGGGCCTGTCCGATCGGCTCAAATTTTTTGGACCAGTCAACCCACTGCTGCGGAAACGCCTTCGGGTCGTGTCCGGGTTCGCCCGGCAAGGCGGGCAGCGCGGGAAACTTCTCACCCACCTCCTCCTTGACGGCCTCAAGGTTGCCCCGCAGCCAGGCGGCGCTCTGCGGATCAAGCTGTGAGGCAAAGCTGCGGATACGACCCTCCGGGCTCCATGGCATTACCAAACGTGCATCAGGCTCGTGAGCCTTGAAATACGCCTCCAACTCATCAGGCGAATGCTGCGACAACACGAAGTCCGATGGCGTGTACGACCAGTTCCCCTTCGGGTCCTTGGCCCAAGTTCCTCCGGGTGTTTCGTCAGTGGAATACTTGCTGTCCTTACTGAACGTGATGTGATTCGGCAGTTTGTAGGTGTCGGGCCAGTGTCCGTTCGGACCCGGCTTAATACCGGCCTTTCTCGCGCCAGCATAGTCGTAGTCCTCCACACTCGGCTCGGACTCAACCGGAACCCAGCCGGCCGGAATGTCCTCGGCCTGATCCTCGGTGACCGGAAGCCAGCCAGCCGGTATCTGGGAGGTGCGTGGCATTAGAAGCCCTTCCTGTAGCGCTTCTCCTTGTAGGTGACCGTGCCGTCCTCATTGAGGATTGCACCGGGCGGCCAACCCGGCGCCTGCCCAGCCCCGCCTTGCCCGTCGCCCGCCTGCTCGGGATACATCCTTTGCCAAACCTCGCGCTGCACTTCGGGGCGGAAGTGCTCGGCGTAGACGCGCTCGGACTCCGCCAGTTGCTCCTCCGACAACTTTTTTTTCGCGGAAGCCTTAAGCGCGATCATCGCCGCTGCGACCCTCTCCTCCAGCCGCGCATCCACCTCCTTGCGAAAGGCGGCGGCGGTAGCGAGGCGCTTCTCGGGAGTCGCGGGTTTCTCTTCCTTCTCCTCCTTGGGTGGAGGCACCGCTTTGAGGTCGGGAGGGGCGCCCCGCTTGGGAGTCACGATCCATCGCTGGCCTGTCTCGTCCGTGATGACTCGCTGGCGCAATTCCTGGAGCGGATCCTCGGGAATCTCGAGCGGAGGCTCGGGAGGCTTGTAGCCGCGCGCGACTTGCAAGGTCCGGCTCTTGGGGTCGAACTGCCAGGGAAAGGCGCGCATCCCGGCCGGCAGCTCTGCAATAAGACGCTGCTTCTCAGCTTCCATGCTCTGCGCTCTCTCCTCCTGCGGAATTGGGATTGCCAGCCGTCGCAGGGCCACGTTTTTCTCTTGAATCTGCTTCAGGGCGTCCTCGCGCTGCTGCTCGGACATATACGGGCTTGAGGCGATCCTGGTGGCGGCCTGCTCATTGGCATCCAGCCGTTCCTTGACGCCCCCCGGAAGGCGCAGCGTTCCCTCGGAAAGCCCCAGCGAAATGATCTGATCCTTCTCGGCATCCATCCGCGTCCTCAGGAGGTCGGCCTCCTGGTCATAGCGTGCATCCAGCATGCGATTCTGTCTGCGCTCGATGATCTCCTGAATGGCTTCGTGGCCGCGCTGGGCCATGTCGGCAAGGGCGGTCTCGTGCCTCATTCTCTCCACGATGTCGGCCTCTTGTTGCTCGCGCTCCAAGGCCGCCTGCTCAGTTTCAAACCGCTGCTCCCGTGATCCTCCGCTGGGCGAACCCTTCCAGGCGCGTGTCTCGGGCTGCCTGTTGGCCCGCTTCAAACAGCGTCTTGCGAACATCGAAGCGCCTGCCCTTGGCCGCTTCCTCTTCCTGGAAAGTCTGTTGCGATTCGCGTGTGGCTTGGTCCATGACGCCGAGACGCACATCGCGGGCACCCTCCATCTCATCAAGACGAACGTCCCTGGCCTCTTGGAGCCCGGCCTGCGAAACGTCGCGCTGCCCCTGAATGTCGGCCAGCCGGTAGTCCCTGGCCTCCTCCAACCCTCCGAGGCGAACGTCGCGCGCCTCCTGTTGTCCGGCCTCCATCCGAGCCATCTTCTCTTGCTGGAGCTGGGCGAGTTGCTGTTCTGCCAATCGGCCGGCCCGCTGGCGCTCGAAGAGCTCGTCGTCGTGCTGGAACCGGGCGGCGTCGCGCTCGGCCCCCTGCTGCGCTTCTTGAGCGGAGAGGGCCGCCTGGTAACGGTACGCCTGCTCAGCCCGGCGCCTCTCCGCCTCCGCGGCTTCCCTCTGCTGGCGCGCGGCTTCCTTCTGCTGGCGCCGGGCCCAGTTTCTGCTTGTCACCGCCTCCAGATGGGCGCGGTTCGCCTCGGCCGTCTGGCGATACGCCTCCCAGGAGGGACTGCCGATCGCCGTGCGGCGGTAGCCCTCCCATGCCTGATCTCTGCGTTGATACAAAGACACCATGGCGATTATCTCCCATAACCTAGTAACGAGGGGTCGACGGTTCTGGGATAGGGAGTCGACACCGTGGGCGGTCTATATGTGCTTGCCTGCTGAGACCGGCTGGCCAGCTTATAGCTGCGTTCCGCCTGCTGGCGCTGGAGGTTCAACTGCTGCTGGGCGATGCCGGCGTACTGCCGGCTCACGCCGAGGTTGCCCATGCCGAGCTGCATCTGGTTGGCGATCTGCTGGGCCGACTGATCGAGCTGGATTCCGCCCAGCCCGAAGGTCGATTCCGCGCTCAGCCGCGACTGGCGCAAGCGTTGGTCCAGCTCGGCCAGGGCCTGCTGGTACTGTCGCATGTAGCCCATGCGCATGCTGGGAGCGATCGTCGTGCCGGCCAGGCCGGAAGAGGCAAGCCCCTGCATTGCCGTCCCCAGCGCCGCACGGTACGACTGTTGGAGGCGCTGCTGCTCGGCGTTGCCGTAGCCCTTAAGCTCGCCCTGGACCTTGGCGTAGAGTTCGCCGGTTGACGGGATAGTTGAAGCGACCATGCGGGTGCTCCTTTGTGATTGAAATAGTGGTCTAAGCGTCTGGGAACCAAGCCGTCATCTGCAAGGCGGACCAACTGGTGCCTCCCTGGCCGACGGCCAGGTAACTCTCCGGCCACCCGGTTTCCTGGATTATTGCCAGCTCGTAGAGAACGCCAGAGCGTCCGGTGTAAACCGACCACTCGGCCCAATCGCCCCACCAATAACCCAGGCCGTCTCCTCCGCAGAGGCCGACGGTGTATCCGAGAATGTAATCCCAGTGCCCTTCATCGTCGATGTGCCAAACCTCTACCCGAAAGATTTCTCCAGGTGCCCCAGTAACCTGAGCACCACCCTCTTCCTCAAGGACAGGATACTCCATCAGGTACTCGATCATACCGGTCAGGTCCTCGCCCAAAACCCAATAATGACCGTAGAGCGTCATCGTGGCGCTGTCACTGACGCGATCGCAAACGACTTCTCCGTCTATCATGGCTCACGTCGGAATCACGATGCGATTGGGGTAACAAATCTTGTTCGTCGTGTCGTAGGTCATCACGGCCGATCCAGCGACGTTCGTTACCTTGACGGCCGCCACGCCGTCTGAGACCGGCCGCAATGTCGCCCCCTTGAACCCGGTTGCCTGGACGGTGCCCTGGCACGTGAACGCGGCGCAGGTCGTGACCGAGCCCAACGTCACCAGCGAGGTAGATCCCGTCCAAGCCGATTCTCCACCGAGATTCGGAACGTAGGTCAACCCGAGGAGGGTCTGCACCTGGGCGACCGACAATGCCGCCGGAGTGGCCGCGTCCCCTGTGTTGTTTCCCAGAAGGCTGTTCGCGGTCATCGTCGCCATCTGCGCGAGGCTCACCAGGCCCACGGCCCATGCCGTCGTGGCCGCGTTCCAAGCCAAGACGCCGGAAGCTCCCCCGGGCGTGAGGGCCGCCGCCGTCGCCTCGGCGCTGAAGTAGATCAACTGCCCGGCCGCGGTGCCGAGACTCAGAGGGATCATCGCGTTCCACGTCGCGGCAGAGTCGATGTAGGCATCCTCGATCGCGGTCCCCTCCCAAGTCCCCGTTCCCACGGTGCCCAGCGTCACCAGCGACGTGGAGCCGGCCCAGGCCGTATCGAGCGTCAGGCCGGGCAAGAACGTCGTTAGGTCATACCAGAGAGCGCTTTGGCCCGTGGCGTGGAAGCGGAGGTAGAACTTGTCGTCCTCGGCGGTCTCGGCGATTCCACCCTGGATGTCGCCGGAGATGTAGAGGCCGCCGACGAACGTAGCCCCGCCGGTCACCGCCGAGGCACCAACGTCGGTATTAACTGCGAAGCCGGTGAGGGAATTGATAAGCTGGTAACTGTAGACCACGCCACCCACGGCGCCGAGTTGGAGGTTGTCGCCGTCAATGGCGATGCCGTAGTTGCCGTCCTCGTCCAGGTACACGGCGGCGCTGTTGACGTACCCGGGGCCAGCCGCGGCGGAGACCTCGACGTAGGGGTCCTCTGCCGTAGGGTTGACCGTCAGTAGGGGCGTCCCCGCCGCGTTGCCGACGAACCACGTCTCCGCCGGCCAGTTCTTCAAGACCTCGTTGGTGATGTAGCCCTGGTCGTTCTCGCCCGTGAACAGGGCCGGGACGGTCGCCTGAACGCCGTTGATTGCCTCCCACGCCTTGAGAATCTGGTCGCGCATCCACGTCATCTGCTGTTCCAGGCCGCCCAGTATTGTTGCCATCTGGTTGAACTGCCCCACCATCGCGTTCAGGGAAGCGGCCAACTGCTCAATCCCGGTTGGACCTGAACTGGCGTCGACGGGGTTGACCTGGGGATAGGCTGGCCAGGGGCGTTCGTTCATCGGATGGGCCCTCCTCGCCGGCCTTCCAGTCGCAGCCCCTCGATGGCCCACCCGTAGGTTCCGCTAATGAGGATCACCAGGGCCGGCCCGGAGGCGCGGGGAAAGTCCCGGTGGTTCCCGCCGGCCGCCCAGCTCCCCGACCAGGGCGCATCACCGCCGGCCACGGCCGCCGCGACGGCCGCCTGCGCCGTCTCTCCCTGGTAAATCTTCCAACTGACTCCCTGCCCGTTGGGGTCCAAATCGGCGGCGAGCTGCAGGATCTCGCCCACGTACCCGGGGCCGCCCACGCGAAAGGGCCCGTAGAGCACAAACGACGCGATGGCCGTGCCGTCATCCGTGGTGGCCGACGTGGAATACTTCCGCAGGTACCCGTCGTAGCCTCCCAGGACGACGTAGCCGGGGATGGTCGAATTGGGCGCGTACCGGATCGTGGCCGTAGGCTGCTGCCCCGCCGGCATCGAGACCGGCCAGAACCCCAGGCCCACGAGATCCAGGAAGTAGTGCGTGCCGGCGGTCCCGGCGCTCGGCACGATGTTCAGGTGAATCCCCCGGTCCCGAGGGTCGTACTCCATGGAGATCGCGTTGTTCACCCAGTCCACGTCCAGCAGCTCCACCGGCAAGAGCGGCCTGGAGATGGCCTCCGGTTTGGACTCCGCCCCTGGCGGAACCTGGTAGACGCCGTCTCGGCTCAGAACTACCGACGAACCGTCCGGAAGGTTGCACCAGGCGTTGGGTCCGAGCACGCCCACTTCCCTGGACAGGGCCGTGATCTGGCCGCCGTAGGCCGGATCGGTGGTCAGCTTCCACATGGATCGTTCGGAGCCGAAGAGCATGTACTGATCGGAGTGGGTGATAAGCGCTAGGATCGGGTCGGGGATCCCACCCGTCGTGGTCGCCGTGCCGCCGATGGCCCGCGAGGCATCGTTGGGATCGTAGCCGTAATCCCAATCGTTGGGGTCGAGAATGCGGCTCTTGTACCAGACGGCACCCGGGCCCGCCAGTAAGAGCGACCCCCGGTAGTTGCAGCAGAGCGGGCACCCCAGGGGGGGCAAGCCGTAGAAGTCACTCGCCCAGGAAAGCGTGTAGTTCACTCCAGAGCAGTCCGCGTCGTCGGTCTGGTCGACCAGGGTGAGTTGGGTGTTTCCGCCCTTTGACGCCACGAGATATTGCTGCGTGCCGATCCCGCTGGCGTTGGGGATGGTCAGCGTCAACATATTCTCGGCCGTTGTCGCGGGGACACCCGACCAGGATCCCCCGGTAAGCGTCACCACCCCGTTCACGCTGGTCACCGTGCCGATGCGATAATTGGCGGCCGGAATCGGAAACGTGCCGCCGAGGTAGGTGGGCGCCGTGGTCGGGTTGGCCGGGTCGAACACCTTGACCGGGCGGCCGATCTGCCAGGTGACCCCGCTGGCCTGGTTGGTCATCGTCCCGTCGATGACGATGTAGCCGACCTCGACCGAGCTGATCGGGAAGATGTTGCTCTCAGTGTCGATGCTGCCGGAAATCCACACGTAGTCATTGGCCGTGTCGATACCCAGCGTCGTCCAGTCCGTCACGATCCCGGCGTGATCCGACAGCCGGTTCGTGCTCGCAATGGTGCCATCGAGGCCGACGACGTTCACCGCCCGGAAGTCGGCGACGTAGTATTTCGTGCCGACCTGGCATCCCTGGAGCTGCTTGGCCGTGGCGTTGAAGTGCGGCCCCCCCGTGACGGCGACCATCGAACCCGAAGCGTTCTGGTAGAGCGTCCCCCCGGAGACGGCCAAGAGGATATGGCTGGCCACCCCGTCCGTTCCGAGCACCGAGGCGTAATCCAGGAGCTGGATCGGCCCGCTGCCGATCTGCTGGGCGTAGGCTTTCGTGAGACCTGGCCGCGCACCGCCGCGCTGCCGGGCCCCGTGCATTTGGGCAGCAGAAAGGTTGACCACGTCGAAGGGGCGGCAGTCGCTCGCGTAAGCGGTCGTGTAGGGAGGCTGTTGGTCGAACCCCGCCTGGCGGTTCAGCCCGCCCAGGGGGAATCGCAGCTCGGTCAATCCGGATGCCTTCGCCACGCGATGCCCTCCTACACGATGGTCTTGGTCCGCCTGGCCGTCACGCACCGCCTGTGTGCGTAACGGATGTGGTGGCGCTGCTTGAAGGTCGGGGATAGCGTGGAAATGCCGATGAACCGCTGTACGATGACGGCGTCCGAGGCCCCGAGTGTGTCGGCCGTCTCTGCCAACTTCGCGTTCAGCACCACCTTCAGGAAATCGCCCAACCCCGCCGTATCGGCAGTCTGCCTGAGATGCTTGCTCGCGAGGTCTACATTGTCCGCCAGTCCTGCCGTCTCGATGAGGGTCCGCCGAAAAGCCGCGATCCGGGCCGCGCTGTCGCTCAGCCCGGCGCTGTCCTGAATCAGCCGCGCGAAGAGGATCGCTGCATCGGCACCGTCCGAGGCCCCGAACGCATCCGCGATCAACCGGGCGCGGGCGGCGGCGGCAGCCGTGGCATCCGTGGCACCCAGATCGTCGCTCACGGAGCAGGCGTGACCGGCCGCCGGAGACAGGGCATCGGAAGCGCCCAGGTCGTCCGTTACCTGCCGACACGCGACGACGGAGCGCGACGCCGCGTCCGCCAGACCGGCGGCATCGCTGACCACAACCGCCCGTGCGACGGCGACACTGACCGAATCACCGATGCCCGCCGTGTCGCCCGTTACGCGCGCCGCCACGCACGCCACGGCGAGGTTATCCGTGGCACCCAGGGTGCCGTCGCCCTCGGCTTCGTAGGTCTCTCCGCCCGCCGTAACCGAAACGAAACAGTCATCCGCCAGACCGGCCGTGTCCACCACAAGCCGGCTGTGGGCGACCGCCCTCGCGACGCTGTCGGACAGCCCGGCCGTGTCGCTCAGTTGGCGCGAGTGCACGCCTGCCAAAGAAGCAGAAGCGCTGTCGGCGATCCCGGCCGTGTCGCCGACCAGCAACGGGCGGGCGACCGCAACCTGGACGGCATCGCTCAGGCCGGACGCTTCGGAGAGCCCCCGACAGGACGCAGCCGCGAAGGAGATGGCATCATCGAGACCGGCCGTAGCAGCAAGCGAACGTGCCTTGCCCGCCGAGATGCCCAGTGCGTCCGTTGCACCAAGCGAATCGGAGACCGGAACTTCGTGGGTCTCTCCGCCGGACGACTCCTTGGTGCCCCAGTCCAGCTCGTGGTCGGCCTCGGCGATGTTGTGAAACTCGAAGTGAATCCATGCGTCGGAGCGAACGATATTGCTGAGCCTGACCTCGTCGATGTAGCCCGAGAACGGAGAGTAGTCAGCAGAATTCCCACTGGACCCGATGGAAAACCTGTCGATCCCGGTCGGTGTTAACGAGCCAGTATTAGTGCCTTTGCTCCCACCGTCGATGAACACGGCACGGCTGTTTGCGGCGGCAACCATGGTTGTAATGTGGTGCCAAGTGTTTGTGGAGAACCCGGTGGTGGTGTTGGCGTAGGCTGAAGTACCACTGAGGATGCGGGCAGGGTCTCCACCGGCGTGTCCAGCCAGATAATGCAAATGGCGCTGGATTCCTGCGCTGGTATTCTGCAAAGACGCCAGCACCTCCAGTATGCTGTCCACGTCGGTCTTGCACCACGTAGAGATTGTGCAAGGAAACCCGTTGGCTCCAATGTCGCAGTTCTCGGCAATCGTCAGGTACTCGATGTCCGCGTCGTTGAACAGGTAGCAGTTCCCAACCTTCCCGGTCTGTCCACTGGTCGGACCATTAACTGCGGTCAAGTCATGGCTATTGCCCGTCGAGTCGGTGAGGTCTTCTAGGTGCCAGACTCCCTTGAAGTTGGAATCCCACACGTTGGGCGCGTCTTCACCGTCGCCGGCGTCAGACTTCTTCCAGTAGACATAGAACTCGGTGCCAGCGACGGCGGAGATCGAGGGTATCTTTACCCAGAAGATGGCCGTGACGTTGGAGGCGCCGCCACCGGACCACGACTGCCGCTCGTACTTCAGAAGCGTCTCGCCATCGGACTGAGTGAAGCGGATGTCAAACCCGGTAGCCAGGGCATCAGCCAAGTCGGCGTCGTCATCGAAGCGAACAAGGATCGGAAAGTCGGCGAGCGTATCGTCCACGTTCACAAACTGCGTCGTGATCTTTTTTCGGTATGTGTATCCGGTCAGCCACGCCATGCTATGCTACTCCATCAATCGCCGTCTTGATTGCCGTCTCCCGGCCCCGCCGGGCAATTAGTCAGGTCGCCAACTGCGCGTGTTGGCGGCGATAGACAAAAGGATTACACCCGCCACAAAGGACAAAAGCCGTCGACTACCGCTTTCGCTTCTTCGGCCTCGGCTTCTTCGGCCTCGGCTTCTTCGGCCTCGGCTTCTTCGGCCCCGGCTTCTTCGGCCCCGGCTTGTTTCCGGAGATGACCAGGTTCAGCCCCAGCGCCTCGTCGTCGCGCCAGTCGCGGACTTGCACGTCCACCAGTCCGGCCACCTCCTCGGCCATCGCGCGGGCCACGGGCCGGGTGAAGCCCATGAAGTGGGTGTTCATTTCCCGCCGATAGCCCTGGGCCTCCTGGGCGCCGTAGAGGACGTTGAAGACGGACTCGTCCGCGTGGCCGTCCATGATGTGGGCAGCCGCCCATTCCAAGGACGGGACGATGTGCTCCATGCGTCCGCCCGGCTTCAACACGCGGGCCATCTCGCCCCACACGCGCTCCTGGTCCCAGCGGCCGAGGTGCTCCAAGTGGTGGCAGGACGAAACCAGGTCGAACTCCTCGTCCGGCAGGTTCAGCAGGCGGCTGTCCATGACGTAATCGGGCGCGGTCTCCGGCCGGATGTCGGTCGTGTAGGTCCGGTAGCCGGGCCATTCGCGCCGCGTGGCCCCAGCGCCGATGTCCAGGGCGAGCTTCTCGTCCGAGAGAGGTTGACGACTTTTCCACTCGGCAAGGACGGCCGACGCCTCATCCACATTCTGGAACCAACCAGCACCCCTGCCGCCGCCGATCCACCACCGCACCTTTCCATCCGCATGCAGGTATCGGTAGTTGCCCGCCTTATCATCGGCCACGATGCACACATTGTTCGGACCGTCCTTGACCTTGACCTGGAAATCGAATTGCTCGCGGACTGTTCGCTTTCGCATGAAGTGGCTCCGCTGAATCGGCGGCGAGTCGTCCAACAGCCCGAAGATTTTCCCGGTGGCGTTGTTGATGTGCCCGGCCAGGACGGAGGTGTCCACCATGATCCTGGCGCCGAAGTCGTCGCAGGCCCGCCGGCAGAACCAGAGGTCCTCCGTCCCGGTGCGGGTGTGCAGCCGGCCGTTCTCGAACTTGCGGTTATCCGTGGTCAGGTAAAGGGGCTTCCCGGGCTCCTCGTCGAGCATCTTCCGGTAGAGGCTCGTCCGCACGAGCGTCAGGCCGCTGTGGACCCCGTGAACGTCGAACAGCAGATCGCCGACTGCCCAGTCCCAGAACGGCCCCGCCCCCTGCTCCATGTAGATCAGGGGCTCCGGCGGCGACCCCTTCGAACAGTAGACCCCCGCAAAGACGTCGTACTCCGGGTAGCAGCGGGCGCGGTAGAACAACTTCGTCATTGCGTCGAAGCTGGGAAGCACGTCGTAGTCCAGCCAGAAGATGAACTCCGGCGGACTCTCTTGCTCCAGGGCCTTCTCCACGGCAAAGCAGCGGGCTACGCCCACCTCCATGCCATCCGCGACGATCTCGCAGAAGTTGAAGCAAGTCGGCCTGGCCAGGGAGAGCTTGGCCCTGTGGAACTCGACCGTGATCCGTTCGAGCACCCGGGTCCCGGCGCGAAACGGGATCGGCGTGCAGATTGCCATGGCGCTGCGAGTCATGCTCCATCGCCTCCTTCGGTCATGCTGCCGTGCCGGCGATGAACTGGTAGCTCAGGTACACGGTGTCGGCGGTCCCCTTGCCCACGCTGTCCTCCCCCAGGACGCTGCGAGCCCCGCCCGAGGCGTCGTAGGTGTCGGTCTGGCAAAGGCAGACCTCCTCAATGGTGCGGGCGTTGACCGTGTCGCTGAACGTGGCCTGGTACTCGGCCGTGTAGTCCGTCTTGTCCGAGCGGTTGACCGTGGCGCCGCCGAGAGTTCCGGTCCCGAACGTGGAACCGATACCGCTATCCGTGCTGTCGGCCGCGGTGGTGTCGTTCCCCACGCCGAGATAGTTCATCCAGGCGCTGGCCCCGCCCGCATCGGAGGCCAGCATCTCCGACAGCCGGTTCAGCCCGTACTGCGTGAGGATATTCCCATCGTGCTCGACGTGCTTCTTCAGGCCCTCGGGCCCCACCACGTCGATGAGCACGCGGTTCTGGACGGCTAGGGGACTGTGGGGGGCGGGATTACGGCCCCCGCGGAAACGCGGCTTGCGCACGATCCCGTCAAGAATCGACTTGTTCGCTCGCATCGGGAGCTTCCTCCTCTTTCTCTTTGGGCTTGGGTTCGGGCTTCTCTGCCTGCTCGGGCTGAGGGCCGCGCGCAACGGACACTTTCACAGCGTCCCCCATCCCGGCCTTGGCCTGATAGGGGCTCTCGGGTTCGGAACTCACGACGACTTCTCCTTTGGATCAGGGACCAGTGGCCACGGCGGCGATGCTGTCGGGCACGCAGTAGGTGACCGCCATGAAGGTTCGCCCCGTCGCCGCGGCCGGGGTGCCGACCGTCATCACGCCGATGATGTTGTTGGCAGCGGCGTAGTAAATGCCGCCGGCTGCACAGCCCTTGCGGCCGGTCGCCGCGACGAGGTAGTCTCCGTTCTTGCCACCCCAGTTTTCGGCGTTGCTGATGTCCAGCACCTCGCCGACCAGCAGGTCCGTCGCCTTGCAGTTGACCGCCGCGAAATAGCCGTTCGCGTCGTCGTCGTCGCCCACGTCGAGGGCAGCGGACGTGGCACCCCAGAGCACCGTGTTGACGACCTGGATGTTCAGGAGCGTGGCCCCAGCCGGGATCGGCACCGTTCCGGTGTGAACCGTGTTGACGGCATTCTCGATGAACGGCACCATCTTCGTGACCACCACGCCGCTGATCGCCGACGGCGTGGGAACGGTGTTCACCGTCCCGTAGGTCGCCAGGCACCGCCAGGCGAACACGCCGGGGCTGGTCTCGATGGAGATGTACTCCGCCCAGTCCGCCGCGTCGTCGAAGGTGGTCGTGCCGGTCGTCGCCCCGGCAGAATCCTTGACCGTCACAACGCAGTCCCCGGCGTCCGTTGTCATTCCCAAGCGCGCGGTCAGCCCGGCCTTGGGCGGCCCGTCGAGGATTCGCGTTTCGGCGGTTTTCGTGACGATCGGGCAGTAAAGCCAGTTGCGGTCGATGTAGATGTAGCCGGCGTCGCCAGGATCGACGATGGCAAACGGGGACTTCCGGATCTGATGCAGAGCGTTCGAGGGTTGCATGATGGGTTCTCTCCTTTTGAGAACGGGGTTGTACCGGCAAGGTGCAGAACAACGGGCGCTGCCGGCGCCGCCCACCCTTTGGTGTTTCCTGTCGAGTCTATTCGTCCTTCGTAACGACGGTGGCCGTCACGTCTGCCACGTTGGCAACGATCTTGATAAAGCGTGACCCGGCCAGGGCGGTCGGAATCACGTAAGACTTCGGTGTGACCGCGGCGGTGACGACGGCCACAACACCATTTGTCCCAACGTCGTCGCAGAGGACATAGGTCCCGTCGATCGTGTCGCATTCGTAGAAAGTGAGCGATGTATTTTCCCCATCTGGCAGCAAAATCCGCCCCGAGACCATGTCCGTGAATCGGAAGGCCGCCGTGGTGCCAAGGGCCGTCGTGACGGCCACGCTTTGCGCGAAGGATCGAACCGACATTTGACGAAACTCCTGTTACAGGTAACCTTCGTAGTCGCAGCCGCCGGCCCAGTAAATTTGGCCGCTACGGAAGCGTTCGGGTCCGAGGGACACGCTGTCCTGCCCGTGGTCGACCCCCAGGCTCTCCGGGCTGCTGTACTCCTTGTCCCGCTGAATCGCCATGGCCAGAAGCGGCGCCAGGGCCCGGTTGTGAACGGCGTCCTGGTGGCCGGCGTCCTTGCCCTGGACGTTCCTCTCCGCAGACGCAAGGCACGATTCGGAAATGCAGGGCGCCAAGACCTCGATCCCCAGCGGGTACTTGTTCGTGCTGGTTATCATGGACGGTCGAAGCGTCCCGACCGCCGTTAAGATGTACTCCAGATCAGGCACCGGCCAGAACGTGACGAACCGCGTGGAGCCGGCCGTGGCGTCGAAGGTCTGAGTCGTCTCCGCATACATCCCGGGCCTGCCGGGCGTGTTGCTTTGACTCAGGAGACGGCGAATATCGACCTCTGGAACCCTGGTCAGGGGCCGGGAGGGGCAGTCGATGCCTTGCGCGAACGTCAGGCGTCCCTCCAGGCTGTCCACACCGGCTGGTAGCGGGTAGGTGTTGAAGCCAAGGGTGAACGTCGACGCACTCGTAACGGCGCCGCCCGTGTAGTCTGTCAGGACCAGCTCCGTACCGCTCGTGTAGGTCTTCACGGCAAACGAGCCCACGCTGGGGATCGTGAGCCATCCTGAAGCCGAGGCCGAATAGTCCGGAAACACGGTGTCCGTCCCAGTCACGTTCCCATCGGCGTCAACGGTGATCGTGCCCGTGTGGTACGCGGGATGGGTGGTGACCGTGACCAGCGGACGCAAGAACGACCAGCGATGAGCGGAGTAGATGAATTGGAGCCCCTTGGCGATGGACCGCAGGATGTCGGTCGCCTGGTTGGCGCTGGCCACGGCGTCCGTAATCACATCGGCCGTCTTGGGGCGCAGCCCGAACAGGTGGAAGCCCACCTCGTTGACCAGACTGGCGTAATCGCAGGCGAGCGTTGTCATGTTTCCTCCAACTCCGCAACCTTCCCTAAGCCCCGTTCTCCTGCGCATTGCGGAGGGCCGTGCGGACGGCCTCCAGCTCCTTGTCCACGTCGACCTCAAGTTTTTGGCAGATCTTCTCGGTCAGATCGCAGAAATGCAGCCCCGCTTCGCAGATCGTGTCATGCTGCGAGTGCAGCACTGTAGTGGCGTCGGTCTGGCGTTCCTCCATCCGGACGAGACGGCCCAGCAGCTCGTCCATGCGAGCGAAGAACGCGATTAGACGTTCCACCAGCTTGGCCGCCAGTAGCTTCAGCCATCCCTCCTTGCCGAGTGTCTGTCGGAGCACCCACCAGCCGGCAAGGAGGAATACGGCCAGCATTGTCACTGGCACACCAACTTGATTGATCGTGTCGATCCAATCCATCACTGTCACCTCTCAGGTCAGGCTTGCGCGTAATCCATACGCCTCGTCCGGCAGGCCGCGATTGCCGGTCAGCTCGATCACGTCTTTCTCGCCGTGCGAGTTGCGGACGATCCACACGACATTGTTGACTTGCTTTTCGTCCCACCGAAGGCCAACGCACTCCAGGGCGTGACCCCACCAATCGTACGCAATGTAGAGCGGGGTGCCGGTCGCCAGCACCGAGAGCGCGTGCTGGAGCATGGCCCGCGGGTCGCAGTCCCAGACCTCGCCGAGCCGGTAATTTATGGCATCCTCTTCCCACCCGTCCTTAAATCGGTTGGGGCGGAGGCTGTGCATGTCCGGCGTGTACGCGGCCGAGCAGACGCCCCGCTCCTTGGCGCCGGCGATTGCCGACTCCAGGTAGTTGCCGGCGTTGCGCCAATTCACCAACCAGCCCAACGATACCGGCGATAGTTGCACGGTCGGCCTCCCTTCGCGCTCGCGGAGGTCCATCAGCGTGGCGGTGAGCCCCCAGGACCAGCAATAGTTCAGTCCGTTCTGGTCCCAGGTAGTTCCCGGCGGCCCCCAAGATTCCCGCTGATGGTAGACTGGGAACACCTGATCGGCGTGGCACTCGGCGATCACCTCCTTGTAGTCGGCCGGCTGGACCAGCTTGTCGGGAATCGCCTCGCCTACGGGTACTAAGCCGCGCGCGCGGCCATAGACCGTGCGCCGGGGAAACGCTCCGATCTGCGCTCCGAACTGAGTCGTTCGCTGAAGGACCGCCGACAAGTCGTCGGGACTATCGAGATCGAATCGCTGAATCATCGCTTCACCCCCTCTCCCTTTTCCAGCAGGCTCCAGAATCCAGCGGTGTCTTGTGGTAGTGCGAAGACCTGGATCGTGCCCCCGTCCATCGGCGCGATGGCCACGGCGGGCAGCGGCTTTTTGTCGACGGCCTGCCACCAGGGCCTCAGCGCGTCGGGCAGTCCGACCGGGAAGCAGCCGGTGGCGTCGCACGTCGTGCGCCCGGTGCCCGCCACCGCATCAACATCAAAGGCCCCCTCGAAGCTGTGGCCCTTGGCCTCCAGCGCTTTGCGAAAGGCCTGGCCGGCCAGCATCACGCGCTTGGCGTGGGGCAGGTTGTCCAGCGTGTCGCTCTGGTAGAAAAACATCACCTGGCACTTCTCCGCGGGAGGCGGAGGCGGCGGGGGTGGCGGAGGAGGCGGTGGAGGTGGAGGCGGAATCGGATCCCCCACCTCCACGGCCAGGCTCAGCAGCTTGGCGGTCCGGTCGGCCATGAACAGGAACGCAACCGTCAATTTGCCGGGGGTGTCGGCGGTTAGCGTGCAAAACGGCACGACGGCCGTCTTGATCGGGCCCGCCTCGGTCACGGAAAGCGTTTTGACCTGTCCATTTTCAAGCACCCGAAGCACGGTGGTCTCGCCAGGAGCCACGACGGAGCGAATGTCCAGGTGGGTTTTCAGCCCGTGCTGGCCGTTGAAGATTCGCCATTCGGTCTGCGGTAGGTCGGGCTTCGTGTACTGGGACACGTCCCAGGTGACGCCGGCGACCTCCACGTCAAATCGCTCGCCGACGGCGACCCGCTCCGGGCCGACGAGTTTTGGCCCATCGGCGGCCTGGGAAAACGGCGATAACAGTAAGAGCAGTAGGGCCGCCAGGGCGGCGGCCGGAACGAGGCGTTTCATCGGTTGTTTTTCTCCTTCTGGGCCTCTTTTCGGGCCCGCTCCCATAACTCGTCCAGTGGCGTCCAGCGGATGCAATGGGCGCCGCTGAGCATCTCCGTCTGGCACTCCCCGGCCTCGTCGCAATACACGACCGCGGCGATCACGGCGTACCACATGGCGATTAGAACAGCGTGAGGAGGATCGGTAGGAGTTGGATCAACAGCTCCATAAGCTTGTCGCAGTCGATCTCCTTCACCTCGGGAATCCTCTCGGTGCTCTGGACGTAGCCGCGGCAGAAGGCCGCTTCCAGGACTTCGTCCTGGGCCTCTTGAACGGCGTCGGGCTTTTCGCGGACGGCCGTCCGCACCCTCTGCTTGTCGGCGGCGGTAATCAGGCCACGCCGCTTAGCGTGGCCGGCGGCGGTTCGTAGGGCGCTTCCAAAGTCGCGATGCAAGGCCAGCATGTCTCTTACTCCTCTGGTGAAACGGGTTGGGTTAGTTCTTCCGGTTCTTTCAGTTTGATGGCGACGGTGGTCTTGGGGATCTGGATGCCACCGAGCGAGTTCAACTCAAATTCGAGCCCCTCGCTGGTCAGCCGCTCCAGGAGATAGGAGAGCCAGTTAGCGGCGTTCTCAACGGCATTGGCGGCCTCGCCCGCCTCGGCGGCGGCGTAGGCTGCGGAATCTCGTAGTCGCGGTCGTCCCATGTCTTCCCTTTTATTGAGGCGCCCCCACTGGAGGCATGGTTGAAAACAGGTTTCCGCGCGGGTCGACCGTGTTGTAGCCGGGGATCTCTTTGGGGCCGTCGCGGCCCCACTTGATACAGTAGTAGTTGTCCTCATAGAGGTTCAGATTACAGACCTCTGCTGGGGTTAATTCCGGGGTGCCTTCGTAGAGGCCGGCGCGCAGGAAGCCGAGGGAGATCAACTCCGAGCAGTAGAGCCGGCTGAAGTCCTCGGGCGGACGACGGTTTCTCCATTGTCCTGGAAGCAATGCCCGGAAGTCGTAAGGAACTTCCCTCTCGGAAACGTCGCGGATGAAGTCCAGCAGCTTGTAGAGTGCGAGAGGGTCGAGTAGCTCCTGCCGAAGCGGGAGATACCACATATCGGCAGCGTTCTCCCAGTTCAGGTTGACGGGGCGGACCTTCGTTCCCGCGCCAATCGCCTCGGCGACCATCAGCAGCGGTCCCTGGACGATGGCAAGACTGACGTGTGACTGGTCCGAATCCGTGAAGGACTCAATCCATTGTGCAAGCCCGCGCTCGGCACCATAAGAGAAGACACCTCCTGTTCTGGCCAGAGGCCGGATGACTTCCAGACTGGAGAGGATCATGGTCATCCCGCTAACCTTATAATCGCCTTCGTAAATCAGGAAAAGTCAGCCGGCACGCGGAGAGTTGCGCCCAGCAGGTAGAGCACATCCAGACACTGGGTGGCCGTCCCGATGCCCACCGAGCCAGCGGCCTCCAACGAGATCATCAGGGGCTCGGCCGCCGGGACAACGAAGTCGCGGATCAACGGATACGCCCGGGCCCACAATGCGTCGGTCTGGACGATCCTGGAGAATAGCTCGGCCGCCCGATCGTCGGCCTGGGGGGCAGAGAGATCGGTCCCGGAGACGCGCAGGTGGGCCAGTTTTCGGCACCAGGCACGGAAAGTCGGCTCGGCAGCAACTGGCGGGGGAGGACCGAGGGAGAGCCACTCGGACCGCAGGGCGAGCAAATCGCGGAGTCCCATTCAGACACCTCCTCTTTCTTTCTTCTTTTCCAATGTCACCCGCTCGCTGAAGGGGCACCCTGCCGATCCGCGGGCCACCCACCTTTGGATCGGCAGGGCGAGGCTACGGTGCCCGTCTACCCGTATGCCTTCTGGGCGCAGGCCCACCAGTCCATGGTCAATTCGCTGGCAGTCGTGCCGTCGATCTGCCGGGCGGACGCGATGGCCGTCATGTAGTCGTTCGGCCAGGGCGTGGCAGCCGCAATCGCCTTGCTGCAGCGGGACGCCGGCTGTTCGACCCCGTCAATCCAGGGCGTCAGGGTCTGCATGGCTCCGTCCCACTTGAACCCGGCCTTGATGTAGGTGTCGGCGACCAGGGTTCCCACCGCCGCTTTCGTGGCCACGGTGCCGCTGGCCCGCTCGTAGAACAGCCCCAGCGCGGTCGTCGAGGTCCCGAACCTCCCGAACCCGATCATGCTCAGCGTCGTCGCCAAGACGTCGGCCGCGATCGGGCAGTCGGCCGAGGCCGTGTCGACGCCTGCCGCGCCGCCGAGACCGACAAAGAAGTTGCCGATCGAAGCCGTGACGCTGCTCGTCTTGAAGCGGGCCTCGAACACCAGGTCCCTGGACATGCCGGGGATCATGGAGAACGGGAAGCCGCCGTAGGGCGTGGCGATGTTGCCGCCGCGGACGAGCGTCATGATGTCGTTGTCCACAATGCCGGCCGTCGGCGAAAACTTGATCGCGCCAATGGCGGTCGGGGCAACGGAGGCCGGCGTCGGCGTGAAGGCCACGTTCGTAATGAACGTGGAGGCCGTCTGGTAGGACCGGTAGGTGTTGCCCTCCGAGTGATACTGGCCGTCGCTGGTGGACAGGATCCCACCGAAGTCGGTGAAGTTGTCGAAGAATCCGAAACCGACGCTCGGGTCCCGGAACGCGATGATCTGATCGAGCGGCATCCCCGCCCACAGGGCCTGGCTGAGCCCCATGGGGTTGCTGCCCGGCATTTCCGGTCGATTGGACATTATCGTTTTTCCTTCCTATCAAGCGAATGGTTTTTGGTAGCGAACTGCCCTCCACTTCACGACCGACTCGGACAATCGGTCAGTCGGATTCCGTGATGGTCTCCGAAGAGTTCACGGCGAAGTTCTGCCGGCAGTCGAAGCAAACGATCTGGCCGCTGTCGTCCATCACGCGCCACCTGACGTTGTGCTTGTCCTTGTCCTGGTACGGCGGTCTCTTCTTCATCCGCAGGCCGGAGGCGAAGTAGTACTTGAAGGTGTCCCAGTTGACACCCAAAACGAGGCCGTCCGTCCTGGCCAGACCGAACTCCTGGTTCGACCATGCCGGGACCCAGACCAACGGCACGCCGCGGACCAGCACGGCGCCCTTGTACATGGCCAGGTCGCTCCTCAGGTTGTCGTTGCTGCTCTGGGCGATCTTCCTGGCCGCCTTGAGACGGCTGTACGTGGTCAGCAGCTCCCACCCGGGCTTGCTTCCCGGCGCCAGCTCGGAGTAGCTCTGCGCCGGCGTGAACGCGCACTTGTCCATGCACTCGATGATCGTGTCGATCGCGTCGTCTTCGGAGAAGGTCTTGTAGACGCCCACGCGGTTTCGCCACCCGCTGTAGGTGGTCCGCAGGATTCCTCCGGTCCCCACCGCCGAAAACCCGTAGGGGTCCATCCCCAGGAAGTCGGAAGTGGCCCCGGCGCGGAGCTGGTACGTCGACGAGTTGTTGCCGTAACCGGTCGCCGTGTTGTAGGGCTGAATCCACCACAGCAGCGAGGCGGGCGGGCGGGGCGCCTCTGTCGGAGAGGTCGGGCCGGGCCCCATCATCAGCTTTTCCATGCCCTTGAAGTAGTCGTTGTACATGGCGTGCTCTTGCACGTTGATGTACTCCAGGATCCCCACCTTCGACGTCCGGAAGATGGGCTCCGTGATGTCGTAGGTGTAGTTGGTCGTGTTCTGCGACCACTTCATCGACCCGTGGGTGAGCAGGTTCACGCGGCTGGTCGTGTCGTCCGCGTAGAGGCCCGTCACCTTGAAATTGTCCGGGTTGTTGATCTGGAGCTTCCAGTTCACCTCGTCGCCTTCCATGTCGTCGGGCTTCGCCTGGGAGTACAGGCGCGCGGCGAACCAGTATTTCTGAAGCGGCATGGAAATGTCTTTCCAGTCCGTCTTCACGTATTTATGCATGACGGCTTCGAGGAAGTCGTCCACTTGATCGACTGCCAGGTACGGCATGAAAACGCGCTCCTATATGAGGCGGCTCAGCCCGATTTCTCCGAAACCAGGTCCTTGAAGAGCTTGTCGATTTCCGGGTCGGACGTCACCTCCTCCAGCTTGGACTGGGACGCCTTGCGCCTCGGCAGTGTCTTTGCCGCGGTGCCCCCGGTGCGCTTCGCCGACTGCTTCGTGAGCTTCTCGGTAAGCTGCCGTTGCTGCTGCTTGGAAAGTTGGTCGCCGAACGCCAATTGCACGGCGGCCTTCAGAAACGCGGGCGTCGGCGCGGCCTGACGCCCCATCGCAAAAAGCCCGTTGGCGTGGACCAGGTGGGCGTCGATCGCCTTGGCGATGTTCGCCGCCTGGTCTGCCGTGGGGGCTTTGCCGGGCTCGCCGAACAAGTCCTTGTGGCCCAGCGAGTGGAGGGAATCCAGGGCCCGGCGGCGAATGTCGCCGGCAGCCTCCTGCTGGCGCTCCTCCTTGAACCCAGCCACCTCGGACCGCAGGTTGCGTATCTCCGCGGACGCCGCCTCGACGAAGGCGTTGAGCGGCTTGACGGCCGCCTCGTCGAAGTCCTCAGGCAGCTTGAACTTGGCCAGGTCGGCGAGAACATCATCGCCACGCTGGCGTGCCTGCTGCTCTGCCTCTCGGGCTTTCGCCTGCCGGTCGGCCTCCTCCTTGCGGCTAGCCTGCGCGTCCTGCTGGCCTCCCAGCTCACCAAGAACCGCCCTTCCGGCCTCGAATGCCTTTCGGTTGATGACCCGCAGAACGCAGTCGAGCTCCTCCCGGGAGTGCAGGCCGGCCAGGTCCTCCTCGGTCAGGCCGCCGATCGTGGCAACAAAGTCGCGGGTATCGTCGTCCAGCCACTTGGCTTCCGACTCCTCCGCGCCCTCCTTCGCGCCATCCTCCGCGCCATCCTCCGCCTCTTCGCCATCGGCCGACTCGGAAGTCTCGCCCGCGGCGGCATCGGCGGCGGCGGAAGTCTCGTCGCCGTCGCCGGTAGTCTCTTTTTTTTCGGTTTTTTCGGTTTTTTCGGTGGTTTTGCCGCCCTCTTCGGAACCCGCGTCCTCGTCGGGGCCGGCAGCAGTCGCCCCCCGGACTTCCTCCACGCCCTTGTCGACGTCCGCCTGCTGTTGCTCGGGCGTCATCTTGCCCCAGTCGCTTTCGTTCGTCTCTTCAGGCATCGCCGTAGCCTCCGTTGAGTTTGTTGGTCAACCGTCCCCGTAGCACCCGTCCTCGTCGTGCAAGCGCCCGAGCCGCAGCATGTTGCCCACGATGGGCATCGCGCGGGCTCGCGCCCTGCGCGAGGTGATCCTGCACTTGCCCCGCTTGTCCCACTCGACGCCACTGATTCCGTGGTCCGCCATCGTGTCGTTCATCAGCTTCACCTGGCTCGGATGGCAGGACATGGAGAGCGACTTTCCCGGCTTTCCCTCGCTGTAGCCGGAGGCGATCCCGGGGAGTCCCGACCGGCGCGGTATGATCCCGAGGGCCTCTTGCTCCTCCGCGCTCAGCCAGTGAGGCTCACCGCCGACGTAGACCAGCTTTTTCGTCGCGCTGCCCATCAGTCATTTCCACGGCGCCAAGAACTACCCCGGCGATTCGTCCGAGGTGCCCACGGGTTCGTAGGTTGCCTCGAAAATATCCGGCTTGCAGGGATACAATTCCCCCTTGATGCCCTTGATGATCCAATCGCCCATGTTCGCTTCCATCGTGCCTTCGAGGGTCTCAATCAGCACGAGGTCGTTGCCCGCAGGGTGAAGATGGACAACGCCAGAGTCCCATGCTTCGCAAAGCCACTTCGGCATAACTGCGAATTTCGCGAGCCTATGCGCCTCGACCACCACGGGTTTCTTTCGATACTTCATCGTCCCGCTCCTCAGGTCCCGTTTTGCCCTTGCCCACGCCCCTGCATCATTTGCCCCAAGACGGCCGCCATCCCCTGACCCTGCGGACCCTGGGAGCGGTTGGTCCGCACCGTCTCCCGGCTCGTGACGGGCGCCTTGGTCGCCTGGTGCGGATCGCCGCCGGGCCCGCCCAGCATCTCCGGCGTCATGTACTTGAAGATCCGCTGTAGCTCCGGAATGTTCTCGTACTCCGACGCGATCCTCGTCAGCTCCTGCACGTCGAGAATGCCCGCCTGGACCATGGGATAGACCTTGCCCACCTTCTCTACGAAAGCAAAGATCCTTTGCAGCTTGGCCTCCGGCGGCTGGTAGCCCATGCTGTTCGGCTCGACCGAGAAGTCGTAGTGGTCCTTCAGCCCCTCGCGCTCGCCGGGCCGCCAGCTCGTGTCGACGAAGAAGCCCGTGTTCTCGGCCTCCATCGACGAGGAGACCGTCAGGGCCTCGTCATCGAACATCAGTCCGCCCATCTCCCGTGCGATGTCGCCCGCCCAACAGTTCACGGCCCCCTTCATGTGGGCGATGCGGCCGACCGCGCCGCCCCGCTCCATCTCCGCCTGCCCCAGCGTCTCCGCCTCGCTGCTAAGTCCGCCAATCACCCGCTCATTGCCGGACTGGACGTTGTAGATTTCCTGGGCGGCCAGGAAAAAGGCGTGCGTGTTGCCGTCCACGCCGGGCGTGTTGACCGGGGAAATGCTCTTAGGATCGCGGCACTTCCAATACTCGCCGTTCTTGGCTTCCTTGTGTCTCTTTGCGTCGTCTTCGCCGCCGGGGGGATATGCGATCGTGTTCTTCTGCTGAGCCGCCTGGGCCGAGAGCTTCCGGTAGAGCCGGTTGCTCAGGTCGTGCAGCGCCTTGAGGTGGTGGGCCGGCGTGCTCGGGATGATGTTGTCGGGCACGAGCCCCAGGCTCAGGTGCTTGTAGGGCCCCTGGGGACTATCCCGCCGGTCCCCGACCTTCAGGGGAGGCAGATCCGTGTTGTCGGCCGCGAAGGTCACCAGCCGCCTGGTCTCCGGCAGGTACACGTCCTCCAGCCAGACCATCGGCTCCAGCTCGTCGTCATCCACGGCCATGCCGGAGGCGATCTCGGATGCCCGTTCGCTCCCCTCCTGGGTGGCGGCCTTCGAGGTCGGGGAGACGTGCGCAACCACCCTGCGCTCGAAGTCGTCGCGCTCGCTGATCTTCCAATAGGGAACCCGGTAGCGGTCGCCGCAGAACCGCATGGCCCGGATGTCCTTGACGGCCATGTCGAGAATCGCGTCGTCGGGCGAGATTCGGCTCACCCAGGGCTTTCCGGGGTCGACCCACACGTTGTCGTCGAGCTGCACCTCGCCCGCGTCGGCCATGTAGACCTTGCAGATGCCCATCAGGAAGAAGGCGTCCAGCGTGGCCGCCTGCAAGGTCGTTTTGAGGTCGATGTTGGCGATGACCTTGTTGACGTTGACCTGGTACTTGCGGCAGAAGGGCCAGAGGCGGAAGTCGAACGAGTCGATCTTGACCTGCGGATTGTTGAAGGCCAGGGCCATCGTGTAGATGCCGGCCGTCTGGTTCAGCTTGTTCACGTAGGTCAGGAAACGGGCCCCGCTGGACGAGTACCAGGACCCCACGTAGTCGCGGATCATCTCGGTCCTGCTGCCCCGGAACGGGCGCAGGGCATCGCGAGAAGTGCCGATCGCCTTGTGCAGGCGGCCGAGGTCGATCCGGTTGCCCACGTCGAAGCCGGCCATGACTCTTGACCAGGGTAAAAGCGGCCGGGAGAACCCCAAGAAACGAAAACAGCCGCCGAGGTGTCGAGCCCTCGACGGCTGCTGTTTGCTTGGGGTTCCCTCACCGCTGCCTGGCCGGGCGGCGGTGAAGTTTCCCGGGTTGGATTGTCAAACGGTTGAAAGTGGTGGCCGCCGGAATCGAACCGGCCTGCTCTGGCTTATGAGACCAGTGAGACGCCTTGCCTCCCGGCCACGTCTACTCCGCCTTGTTGAACCCCAGCCGCTTCATCGCGGCGTCCACGTAGTCGGCCGCCTCTTCCGCCACGCGGTCGGGGGTCGCGTCTTCGGTCAGACCGCCCTCGACGGCATAGCCGTGGGCAGCCCGGAAGACGGTCAGGTGCGGAATGAGCGGGATGTACATGGCAAGGAAAATCTGCTGCGCCCCGGCTTGCGCCTGCGCCTGCTGCTGGCCCAACAGCGGCACCGCGCCGGCTGGCATTCCGCCGCTCATTCCAGGGCCTCGCGTCATCAGAGTTCTCCCATCCCGAGTTCTCCCATCCCGAGCAGTTCCCTGATCCCGAATCCTCCGCCGTCGTCGTCCGTGTCGTCGAGCTTCCCCTTGCGGAGCTTTTCCCGGCCGATCCTCCAGGCCAGGCACCCGTATGGTGCTTCATCTTGCGCCTCTGCCCCCTTTTTGTCAATGCCGGTAAGCCGCCTCTCCGAGAGCAGGAGGT